CAGGTGGGTGCGTTGGTGACGTAGGTGGCGGCTGCGGTGATCCCGATCTGGATGGTGCCATCGCCATCGATCTCATAGCCGTCACCCAGCGGCACGGTGATCGCGCCCTGGACGGAAGAGGTGGCGACTGTGGCGATGCGGATCGAGGCGATGATGGGCGTCGACGAGGTGGTGACCGCGCCGGCGGTATTCACCCGCAGGTTGAAGACAGTGCTCTGCGCCGTGGCTGTGGCATGGCCCACGGCGCCAACGGTGATCGAGGTGATGCGGAAGCGCTTGCCGCTCGTGATGACGAAGCTGGCAGCCGAGCTGGTCGCCGCATTGCCGGCCGCCTTCGTCAGCGTGATCGCGGTCTCGGTGGTGGTGGTGCCCGCGGCCGCGGCCGTGGCGGAATAGACGATGTCGGTGCGGACAAGCTTGCCGAGCACGACGCGCGTGGTGAAGTCATCCACCAGGCCCACGGCGGCGCCATTCGTGGCCGCGAGGAGGAAGATAGGAGCACAGAGCAGGGAGCAGATCAGGATCAGGCGTTTCATTTTTAGCGGTGGTTTAAGGTTGGCTGAGGAGGCTTCTAAAAAGGCCCGCCCGATGGACGGGCCTCGAAGAAAACTCACGCAGGATCAGCTGGCGTCGGTGAGCAGGACCGCGACGGCCTTGGAAGCCATCAGGCCGACCGTCATGCGCTCCAGGGCGCGGATCAGGATCTCATCGGTGGTGAAGGCGGCCTCGCGGCTCGTGTCGAAGCGAATGCCGCTGCGCAGGCCGAGATACTGATAGCTCGCATCACCGAAAAGCACATAACCGGTGCTGACCACGGCACTCGTGGTGAAGGCGGGCATCACCGACACCCACTCGATCGGGAAGCCATCGAGGGTGGCCGGCGTCGCCATGGTCGCGCGCTGATACGGCTGCACGGTCGCCGAGGTGTTGAAGGATACCAGCAGCGCCTCAAAGGTCGGATGAAGGTAATACTTCGCGTTCTTCAGCACCACGCCGCTGATGCCGGAGGCGTTGCGCAGATTGCGGAAGTCGGCGAGCGTGGCCTGGCTGATGGCCGTCTTGCCGCCGGTCGTGCTGCCGCTGCAGCTATAGGTGCAGGTGTCGGTGGTGGCCGCGGCGATGAGGCCGGGACCCGTGCCGTTGATGCCGGAGCCGGCACCCGTGCCCACAAATACCTGCGTATCCTCGGCGCGGGCCAGATTGCGCGCGGCATAGCGGGCGAGGAACTGGCCCATCGAGACGATGGAGTCATCATCGATTTCGCTCGGCAGGCGAATGAGGCCGCCGAACTTTTCCGCCGTGAAGGTCACGAAGGCAACCTGCGGCGATTTCTCGGTGACGGTGCCGGAGGCGGCGATCAGCCCGAAGGTCGTGTCGGTGGTCAGCTTCGGCAGCTTGACGGTCAGCGCGCCCATCGGGAAGACGGTGGCGAGCTTGCGGCCCTGGCCGTATTCATAGACGAGTTCCACCACATCGCCCGAATAGAGCGTCGGCAGCGGAATGTCGGAGCTCGTGATCGCGGCCTTGTGATGGACGCCCAGGAGATTCTTCACCTCCTGCTCGGCGAGATCCAGCATCTTGCCGGAGAAGCGCTCCTGCTTGATGCCGGCGGCGAGCATGAGGCCGCCGAGATAGGCAGCCGTGTCGGGAGACACATACTCGCCATTGCGGCGCACATAGTTGGTCTTGAGGGTGAGCTGGCCCTTGCGGACATTATCCAGCTCGGCCTTCACGGCGGCGACCACGGCGGTAACCTGGTCGTAATCGGCGGCGTTCTTTTTGACGGCCTCCTGGACCGCCTCCAGCTGCTTCATGCGGGTATTCAGCCCGGTGAGCGATTCCAGGATCTGCTCATCAATGGTGCCGGCGACGCCGGTGAAGAGCGGCAGGCGGAAGCCAGTGAGACGATCGAGGGCGATCTTCATCCGGAGCAGCGCGATCGCGAGATGGCGGCCGAGCGAGTGGAGGAAGTTCTCGAAGTAGGTGGTGGCGTTGTTTGTCGGCGGAGGATTCTCCGCGGTGCGCGGCTGGCGCACGGTGAAGCCGATCGCGGCGATGAGGCCGCAAAGGGAGATGAAGATGGCGAGGACGGTATTCATGTTCGGATTACAGATGGCTTTGGATGTTCGCCAGGATGGCCAGCTTCGCGCGCCGGGAAGCAGCATCGGCATCGGCGCGGTCAGCGGCCGGTGCTGCGGTTACGAGTAGGGCCTTCATGGCGGAAAATTTGTCGATGTCCTCATCGGTCAGGCAGCCGGCCTTGTAGGCCTTGGCCAGGGCGTTGGGGTTGGCCCCGATCACGCATTGGCTGAGCTCGATCTGCTCCTGGGAGACATAGACGACATTGAGCTTGGCCGCGGTGGGGGCATCGAGCCCGAGCAGCCCCACCTGCTCGAGGAAGAGAGTCTTGTCGGAATCCCAGCGCGAGGCGTAGCTCAGCGGATAGAACCCCACGCTGACGGCCTTGAGGAAACCATCGCGCACCATCTTGTAGGCCCATTCGGCGAGCGTATTCGGCTCGCGGGAATACTGCACATCCTCGATCAGCTCCTTGCCCTGGACACCGAACTCCACCACCTGACCGAGCAGGTTCTTGATGGTCGAGTAATCGTGTGAATCAACGAAGGGCGCGTTCTTCGCGAAGTTGGTGAACTTCCAGCCCGCGGCGCGGATGATCTCGTTGTAACAGTCGAGCGTCTCATCGCTGGCGACGTAGCGGACGATGCCCTTGGCATCATCGAGCACCTTGACGGTGCAGTTGATCTGACGATGGAGCGGGCTGGAGAGGCTGGCTGATTTGAGCGAGGCGAGGAGGGAGTTCATGGGAGGATGGTTCAGAGATCAGAAATCAGAAATCAGAAGTCAGAGGCTTTGCGGTTGGAATCCATTGATCATCCGACCAACGCCATTGGGTGGCGCTCAGAGGAAGCCATGCCGGACGAGCTGGTCGGTTGATGCCGATGATGCGGAGAAACCGTTTCATTTTTCGTCCTCCGGGCCGTCGGCCACGGCGATGCTGACGCAGTGGCAGTTGATGACGTTGCCAGCCGAGCCTGCCTCATCGCCGGGGAACATCAGCTCTTCGCCGTCGACGATGAAGGCCTCATCGGCCGCAACGCGCTGGCCCTCCGCCTCCTCATGTGCCGGGCGCACGTTGGCGTTGCCGCTGGTCAGCCATTCCTTCCACTCGACGCCGGCCTGCTTCATGGCCTCGGCGCGGCCGGAGCCGTAGGCGGCGCCAGTCTCGGTCGATGCGATCGTGCGGGCGCGGCCATCGGAGATGCCCTTGAAGGCATCCTTGACCCGGCCGGCGAGATCAGAGGCCGTGTCGCCCTTGTCCAGGCCGTCCTGGAGCGTCTGCTTGATCTTCGAGAAGATCTCCTCGGGCACGTCGGCGAGCTTGTTCTGCCGGGCGGCGATGTAGGCCTTGGCCAGGGGATCAGGATATTTGAAGGCATCGTCGCGGCCGAGCTCCTGGAAAAGCGTCTTGCCCGCGTCATCGAGCGCGGGCACGGCCTGCTTGCGCATCTCTGCGAAGAACTTCTCGGCGAAGCCCTGCTTGTCGAAGGTGATGTCGGCCGCGGCCGCGCGCGTGACGGATTTCTCCGCCGCCGCATCGATCGAGGCCGCGTGTAGGCTGATCTTCTTCAGCGTCTCGACGCGGGCATTCCAGAGCAGCCGGGTGATCCGGCCCTCGTATTCCTTGAGCGTCTTGCGGCGCTTGCCCATGTGATCCTTCCAGCGGGCGATGCGCTTGGGATCCCGCGCACGCGTGGAGATCGGAGCCCCGTGGCAGGTGCAGGCGAAGATCTTGAACTCTTCCTCGATCGCGGGTGCGGGCAAGGCGTGCGCAGCCTTCTGCCGCTGGCGCGCGAGAATGAGCAGGCGGAGCGCCTTGAGCGAATCGTCGCCAAGTGTCTCATCAAACTCCGGCACATCATCGATGTCGTCATCCGCGGACGGCGCGGCCGGCGTGGTGGTGGTGACATCATCCGCCTGGACGGCCGACACCGAGAACGGGAGATA